CCAGGGCAGCAGGGGTGATCCCAATTACTGGGCCGGCGGCACCGGCGTTAATCTGTACGGCGAAAGATTCAACCTGTGGGGCGGTGGTCCCGGCGGCCGCGGCGGTGCCGCGGCTTTTCGCGAACGTCAGCAGGCGCAGGTGCAAGCCGAGCTCGGTCGATTCAAGGTTGAGGGCGGCGCTAATCTCAACATCAATTTGAACGGATTTCCCAAAGGCGCCACCACGGCTTTCAACACTTACGGAAATATGTTTGGCGACGTGTATCTCAATCGCGGCAACGCAGCGCCTGAGGTAGCGCAATGAGTTTCATCTTTGACTCTCTCAATATGCCGCAGTGGAAGCTCGAACTGCTGCCGGCGTCATTTCGTGGCGTCGAATTCAAGATGGATGCCAATGCCCGAGCGTCGGGCCGGCGCGCTGTCCTGCATGAATTCCCTCATCGCGATCTTCCTTACACTGAAGATCTTGGGCGCAAGGCGCGAGGATTTCCGGTCACCGGATACGTGATCGGCGCCTTTTACAAGGATGACCGTGATGCCCTGATCTCGGCGCTGGAGGCCGAAGGCCCAGGGCAACTGGTCCTACCGACGCTTGGCGAATTTACCGTTCAGGCGCGTGAGTATTCGGTGCGCGAGAACAAGCGCGCCGGCGGAATTGCCGAATTCGAGATGAATTTCATCGAGGTCGGTGACGCCGGGTTCGATACGCTTTCTGACACGACCTCTGGCGTTCAATCTTCTGCCGGCAATCTGCAAGATCAGACCATCGCCTCGAGCAACAAAGAACTTACTCCGCTGCCGCAGCCGCGGCCCCCGCAGTCAGTGTCGGCATGAACTCGACCGATCGACAAGAAGCAACAGCCGTCGTCAATACCGTGCTTGATGCTGTCAATGCCGTGGCAAAGAGCGCCATGGGTGAACAGGCAGCTGAATTGCGGCTCAAGATCGGTTCGCTGCGGGTCTATGCCGAGCAGTACATAAATACCGGAGCGATAGCGGCCCCTCTAGCTGATGTATTCGACAGCGCGCGCCTTGCCGGCGTTTCCTATGATGGGATGGACTATGTTCGCGGAGCTGCCGAGGCAATCGCTACAGCCGGCTTTCCGGCGACCTCGGTAAAGAATACCAGCGTGCGCCTAGCATTGGTTCAGATCGGTAACATTCTTGCGGCTACCGACTACACCAGCAGGCAGCAGGTCGATGACTATATCGAGCGCATCAACGATGCTTTCGATACTGCGGAGACCGTGGCTGCCGATTCGATGGACAATGCAATCTACCGGGCGTTGGTATCACTCCATGCTGCAATTACCTTCGATCTTAATACGCGATCCTTGCCGTTGCCGAGAATGGTCAACTTTACCGCGCCGTCGATCGAGCCAATGTTGTGGATCGCAAATCGCCTTTATGGCGATGCTTCGCGTGAGAAAGAACTTCGTGCCGAGAACCATCCGGTGCATCCGGCGTTTGTTAAGCCAAGCATCCGCTGCCTGTCGCAATAATGGTAAATCCGGTTGATATCTGTGAAGTGCGTGCCGGCGGCGCATCTTTCCGCGCATGGAAGACCGTCGACGTCGAGCGCTCTATCGACAATCAGATTACCATGCAGGCGACTCTCGTTGTTGCCGAGGTAGGCGATTTCAAGTCGTGGAATACCTTGCAGTTGAAGCCAGGCGATCCCGCCACTGTCTCGCTGGCTGGCCGGCAAGTGATCAACGGATCGGTTGCCGTTCGCCAGGTCAGCTACGACGCCGGCAATCATAATGTTCGCATCGTCATACTGTCGAAGCTGCAAGACTCCGTCGTGTCTAGCGCGAAGCCGGAGCAGCAGAAAAACGTTACGCTCAAGCAGGCCGCCAACCGTATTCTCAGCCCGTCCGGAATATCGTTCTCGCTGCTAGGCAATCCGAAGAACGCCGACAAGATATTCAAGAGCGTGATAACTCATGTCGGCGAGACGCAACTAGAAGCGGTAGTACGCCTCTGCAAGATGCGCAACATTCATCTGATGGATGACAAGAGCGGTAACCTGATTGGCATCCGCCATGACGGAAGCGAGAAGTCGGTGGCCGAACTGCGCGAAGGCCGCAACATAATAAATGCCGAGATGATATGGCGGTACGACACCGTGGTCGATCGCATGCAGTCCAATGGCCAAGAGCCCGGCAGTAACCAAAAGAGCGGAGATGCGGTTCGCAATCCGGCGGCCTATTGGACCAGTCCGACAGCCACCAATATGTTCCGCAACGTGATCTTCGTTGCCGAGCATCCCGGCGATATTTCGGATCAGCAAATGCGGGTCAACCACGAGGGTGATCTGAACCAGGCAACGATGTTCGATCTATCGATAACGGTGCGCGGATGGCAGCGGAGCAATGGTAACTTATGGCTCGACGAGACTCACCAGATCATGGACGTGTATTCGCCGATGCTGTTTCCCTCCGGCAAAGAGACACTTGGCCTTTATCGCGTCAACTGCATCCAGGCCGACGATATCGGGACAATCACGCGTCTTAGCTTTTGCACGAAGTCTTGGCTCGGTCATGGTGCCGATCTGATGCAGTCCGGGCCGCAAGGGCAAGCCGCGCAGACCGATGCCCAGCCGAAGACGGAGATCGCATGAGACGGCTGACCGAGCGGTCGATGACCGATCGCATGGGAAATGCCATCAATCGCATTACCGTCGATCAGACTAATGATCAGCCATATATGCAGGAAGTGCAGCTGCGCGGCTATTGCGACGAGAAGCAGGATGGCATCGAGCACTTTCATCCCTATGGGTTCTCAGCCCGCACGCAGGCGCCGACTATCGGAAAAGACGGAACCAAGAATAAGGCCGAAGGCGTCATGGTATTTGTTACCGGCAATCGGTCGCATGGTCTGGTGATTGTAGTCGGTGATCGTCGTTATCGTTTGAACGGTCTGCAAGAAGGCGAAGTGGCGTTGCATGACGACCAGGGGCATCAGGTTCATCTGACGCGCGACGGTATTGTCATCTCGGCGCCTAACAGCAAGAAGATTGTCACGCAGCTAATGAGTGATGATGCCATTCCGCGCAACGGCGCCAGTAAGGACATCAGCAGCAGCGACTTTGGCCAGTCGGCGCAATCAGGCCGTGCGACAGACGCCTCCATTACGTTGACCAAAGATTCATTTACCATCTCGCACAAGCAAAAGGTTCAATACACTGTCGGCAACAGCTCGCTGACGCTGGAGCCGAGCAAGATTACTATTTCGTCGCCGACCGTTACCAATACGGCCACGGCGCGATTTGAGACGATTGGACCTACGGTGCTAGGTCTTGATGCTCCTGGTGAGGGTGCTGTTTTCGTTGAAACCGTCAGTGGTCCCGCGAAACAAACTTACGCAAAAAAAGGATGACCGATCTTCGCATTCAGGAACGTGGCGTCGGCACTTTTGCCATTACGCTCGATCTGCTGCAGACGCCAGACAATCTTATTGACGAGACTCAGGCTCTGGCGACGGCCGTCATCGTTGCGTTGGGCACTGACCGGCACGCTAATGCCGATGACCCTCTGCCCGATGACTATAGCGACGATCGGCGCGGTTGGTGGGCTGATACCGATGCCGAGAAGATCTGGAACGGCTGGACGATTGGCTCAAGGTTGTGGCTTCTTAATCGGTCGAAGATCACCAGCGCCGCTTCGCGCTATGGCGCGACGGTGGCGAGGGCGGAAAGCTATTGCCGGGAAGCCTTGCAACCGTTCATCACTAATCGCATTGCCAGCCGCATTGATGTCAACGCTCAGCGCACAAATATTGAACGCATCGATACAGACATAACGATTTATCGAGGTCCGTTGTCAGCCATTCAATTACAATACCAAGTTCTCTGGTCGGAGATTGGTAACTAATGCCTTGGGAAACACCGTCGCTTGAACAAGTGCGTGAAGAGAATCGCGATTATGTCACTGCGCGACTTCACTCCGGCGCCATGGTGCCCAACAGTGCCTTGCGTGTCCTTGCCGACGCCAATGCGGGTCTTGCCTATCTCACGCTTCTTTACATCGATTGGCTGTCGAATCAGTTGTTGCCTGATACTGCAGAAACCGAATGGCTTGATCGTCATGCGCAGATCTGGCTCGGAGGCCGCAAGGCCGCAACGTATGCGACAGGCACGGCAAATGTCACCGGTGTTGCCGGAACGGGATTACCGGTTGGTGTACAATTGACCGGCGCTGGCGGCACCTATCAGACGACGGCAACAATCACGGTCGGCACGACGGCGACGCCGGTATCCATCGTGGCCTTGACTTCAGGAGCTGCCGGCAATGCCGATCCGGGAACGACGCTCAGTTTCTCTACGCCTGTTACCGGCGTCGATTCTTCCGCGATCGTCGTATCGCTCACTGGCGGTACTGACGCCGAGACCGATGACGAGTTGCGCGCCCGCATCCTCGAACGCATTCGCAATCCGCCGATGGGCGGCGATGCCGAGGACTATGTTCAGTGGGCGCTGGCTGTTCCTGGCGTGACGCGCGCCTGGTCATATCCGCAAGAAATGGGCATTGGTACGGTAACGGTTCGATTCATGATGGATGACCTGCGTGCGCCGACCGGTTTTCCTACGGCGCAGGACGTGCAGAACGTGACGCTGGCGCTTGACCAGGTTAGGCCGGTCGCAGTGAAAGATTTCTTTGTTGAGGCGCCGGTCGCTTATCCTATCAGCTTCACGATCTCAAATCTGGTCGTCGATAACGCCGGCACCGAGCAGGCGATCAATGATTCGGTCGCTGCCGTGCTGCATGACAAGGCAACGCCTGGCGGGACGGTCTATCGTTCCTGGATTGATGAGGCAATCTCAGGAACAGCAAACGTCGATCATTACGATCTAAGCTTTACCGATACCAATATGCCTGACAACGGATCGCTCGCTGTTCTTGGCACGATCACCTTCGCATAAATGGCAACTGCACAAAATCTGACTGTCGTATCGCCATCGATCGGGACGCCGATGGCGGCGCTTCCGCCCACTTCAAATCTTGCGGTCGGGTCTCCGTCATTGGGAATACCAACGGTCAGCCCGCAAACGCCAACCGGCAAGAATCTCACTGTTTCATCTCCATCACTCGGAAGACCTGCGCTAAACCCGTACCGTGTACAAAATCTCACGGTCGGATCTCCATCATTCGTCAATCCGACGATCAGTGTTCTTAGCGCGCCAATTGACGTAAGCACATTATATGATCGCCATGTCCGGCGCAGCGGCGACGATTATGCCGTTGCCTTTTCCGCGCTGCTGCCACGCGGGGCGGCATGGCCGCGCGAGCCGGAAACCGTATTGATGTCATTGGTCGACGGCCTGTCTCAGATCTGGGGCGACCCGGTCGATAAACGCGCAGCAGACCTGTTGGAACAGGAAAGCGATCCGCGCACGACCGTTGAATTGCTGCCTGATTGGGAACGCAATTGGGGCTTGCCTGATCCATGCTATGCCGAGCCTCTATCGGTGCATGATCGCCAAGTTGCTCTCGTACAACGCATGACCATCGAAGGCGGCCAGAGCCGCCAGTTTTTTATCGATGTGGCCGCTCAGCTCGGCTACACGATCACCATTACGGAGTATCGGCCGTTCATGACTGGAATTGACAAGGTCGGTGATAATCGGGTGATCGGCACTGGCGCGACGATGTTCGACCAGTTCGATCACATCATCCTTAATCCGCTCGGAACACCGGTACAGGCCGGACAATATTCGGAATATCCGTATACTCTTGGTCCTCCAGAGAATCGTTTCTACTGGACGGTGCATGTCGGGCAAACGCGATTGACGTGGTTTCGTTGTGCCAGCGGACAGACCGGCATTGATCCACATTTGCGTATCGGTATCGCAACTGATGTCGAATGTGTGCTCAATCGTTGGAAGCCGGCAGTAACTTCTATTATTTTCGATTATTCAGGTTCGACAAGCGGCAATGATCCTATGGCTGGCACCCCATGAAATGTTTCGTGTATGCAATTTTGGTTGACGGCATTGTTCGTTATATCGGTAAAGGAAGTCGTTCACGACATGCCGAGCATATGCAAACTGTTCGTCGTATAGCGCGTCATAGGGCAAGCGGTGAAAGTGTAAAGGCAACGCGATTTTATAACAAACTTACTTCGGCATGGTTGGACGGACGAAATATTTCTTATGAAATAATTATGGAATCCTTAAATGATGAACAAGCTTTTGCACTTGAATCTAAATTGATTTCTAAAATGCCGGATTTGTGGAATTTACATCCAGGCGGACGCGGAATGACTTCAGATTTTGCAAAAGAACTTTGGGCGAATGATCCTAATGCAGAAAGGCGACGTAAACAATTTAAATTGGCTAGAGATCCAAAAGCCTCGCGAGATGGGATAATAAAATATTGGGCTGATGAATCAAATCGTATTAAGCGGAGGGTGCAAGGCGTAGCTTATTGGGCCGATGAAAATAATAGAATGGCTCAAAGTCAACGATTGCGTGGAAAACAAAAACCAAATGGGTT